ACTTTCATCTTTGTTTCCTCCTGTTATTTACTAACTATTTCCTTTGTTGTATATATATTACTACGTTTCCCGCGATTTGTAAAGTGATTTATTGTCTTAGCTGACATTTTTCCGATACAAGTTTGCAACAAAAAAGCCCATCAAATTTTGATAGGCTTTTATAGATTCTATACATCTGTATGGAAATGGTTCACTTTAAAAACATAGCATCCCCTATGCCCTAAATGTGAACTATTTCCTTACATTTGTATAGAACGATAATATCATTTTACGCATCCCCTTTCAACCTAAAACATCTGTCATTGCGTCTCTCTGCTCTTCTGCCAGTGCTTCTTGCCCTTTAATAAATTCCTCACTATGTCCAATCTTGAATCCCATCTCACCTTCCACTCTTTCAATCTCATCATTGAAGAAAGCTCTCCAGTCATCCTCGTTTTTTACAAAATAGATATGGGGGCTTTTGCAATCCGTTTCATAAGAAATATCCTTGAACGACCATAATTTCCCGACGTAACGTGAGCATGGATCATGTTTAGTTTTGAGTTCAGCATATTTTTTTTGCTGAATATTGTGAAGATCAACCAGTCCTCTTTTGAATATTTCATCACAAATGTCTTTAAGGTCTGCCGGGTACGCATTTTGATAAAATGCCCACTCTGCCAGTTCACGAATGCTATATTTGCAATTGCGAATATAGCTAATATCTTCAACCTTGCAATTTAGCAAGCCACAAATAATATCTTCATTTTGATTCATAGCTATTTCCTTCCTTTATCTTCCGATGAACTCGTCGCTATGCTGAATCTTGAATCCCATATCATTCTCGACTTTTTCAATCTCCTTTTGAAAATAACGCCGCCATAATTTTTCATTCCCTACAAATCTGATGTATGGAACGAAACAATTAGCCTCATAACGAATGTCAGCGTATGCACACAAAGATCCAATTTCTTTTAGCGGTGACTCATTTTCATTGATGCCATTTAGCCTAAGACGCTTTAATTCTTTCCACACTACTTTGTCTAAAGCATCCCATCCTTTAAAAAAAATCTCTTCAATTATCCCGTTAATATCAGGCATTGCTTCTTCATACGTGATATATCTATTAACGAGTTCGCGAAGATCATACTTGCAGTCTTTAATTATTTCGAGGTCATCAATTCCACAATCAAGCAAGTTACATAAGCAGTCTTTTTCATTTCTGTACATTTTTACTCTCCTGTTGCCTTTAAAAAACCTTTCATCTTCGGGAGTGTTTCTACCACTCTGCAAAACTCTTGCCATTCCGGCAGCGCGTGATTTTTTCTCTGCTTGTACATGTTCATTAGCTGCAAATAATTGGTATTTACACGCGCTCGCTCTTCCAAACCCACTGGAACGCTATAGATCAATACGTTTTTATCTACCGTTTCTTTTTTTCGCAGTGCATCATAAAATTCATTTACTCTATTCTCAAACGCCTCTATTACCTCTTTCGGTGTCCCTTCCGCAAATGTCCAGTTGCGTTTCGCCACGCAATGCATTAAGCCCTGGCTCATTACAATGTCAAACCAGTGATAACGCTGCGCCTGTTGCCACCACTTTATACTTGCAGTGATTGTCATACCAACACGCGCTCCGACAAGAAAATTTGCCTCTCCGCTACTTACCCCACGGCTAACAAGTGTATTTGCAAGTTTTTTAGTGCTAACCTTAAAAGGATCATATTCATCGCCGTAACTTAAGCCAATAGCCGCCAATGCGCTATTTAATCCTGATACTGTAATCTTTTCAATTTTCATAGCTTGCTCCACTAACTAATCCAACCTCTACGAGCTTTTTAACTGCATCAATCTGTGCCTTCGTCATTTTTGGGGACGTATCGTCAGGGTCAGGGCAAATTCCTTCATACCATACTAGGACTAACCCACGATACCCATGTTTTTTTAAGCGTTCCACTTCAAGACTATGTGACGGTGAGGCAAGAAAAACCAGTCCATTTTGCGTTATTACGCATTCACAATAATACGTGAAGCACTGGTGATACCTCCTTGTCATTTTAATAAACTCATCCGGCGTAAATCCAACACCTCGAAACTTTGTATATGGAGAATCAGACGGATTCATAATCATAAAATATTCAGGCATCATTATTTAACTTCCCCCTTTCTTGATAATGTGTTCTCAGTGTCAACCGTTATAACAAGACCAAACTGGTTTCCAGTCCCAACCTCGCGCACAGCCATACGTAATACATTATCGTCCACATCATCATGTGAATTATCGTAATTACCGTAACTATCGTATAGATATTTGTCTGTTGCAATATCATATACGCATACAACATCCTCTTTACTGCAAACCTTCAATAAGTCTCCAACTGTCATTTGACTTCCCCTTTCACAACAATCACCAACACTGATTCGATGGTATCCTCAACGTCAATGTCACTTACTGTTTCATCATATCGGCAAAACTCCGGGCAGTAATCGGGAAAAATGTCGCACACTTCCCTATTTTTTAATTCTTCCAATGTATACGAAAATTTAGGATGAACAAATTTGCCGTATTTTTTTATAGTTTCAATATTTTCGTACATAGATTCATTTGAATTTGTTGACTCAAGAATAGCAAAATGCACAAAACCTTGATGCACGTTTTTCAAAACTTCGCTAACTGTCATTTTCTACATCCCCCACGATTCCTTATCCTTCTTACTAATTTAATGTCTTTTTCTGCGTCAGTATAACACTCACTGTATTGTCCTTTTGATGAAAAAAAATAATGTAAACCTAACCATCTATCATCTTTCCATTCTACGCAAATCGGGTAATGAGCGGCTGAGGCAATAATCTTATATACAACGCCCGCCCCAAAGTAATCAGACCAAACTATGTCGCCAACCTTAAATAGGGATGTTTGCTTTTTCATACGTCCTTTCATTTTCTTCACCCTTTATCTTTTGAATAACTTTTCAGCTTCACACGCTTACGCCTTATAGCACAAGCAATTCAATAATAAGAGATACGTCTCGTCCTTCCGTATCTTCTTCCATCTTAGCCGCGCAAACAGAATCCACTGACTTGTCTTTTACAAACAAATATGTTTCCAGTGGAAAATAGGAAAGTACACCGCTGTAAACAGTGCAGGGCGGTTCTCCCAAAATCATAATCTGTACATGTGCATCCATATCCAAGGTTTTAATAAGTTCGCTAAATTTAATCATTGATTTCTTCCTCTCTCATCACACACTTACGCCAGTGTGATACTCGAAATAGTCTTTAATGTATTTCTCACCGAACTTGTTAAGCATCCACCCAAAGTATTTTGCATTTATCTCTGATTCATAAAAAGGCGACCAGTCACAAATATCGGGCGGGTCAAAATCATAGTATATATAACGACTTTCCGCGTAATGTTTTTCCTGCTCCGGTTCATCATCGTCGGGCGGTATTTCTTCCCAAAACGTAACGTATAAATTTGGGTTACTGTCGATATAAATTTGTGTTTGCTTGCGGTCAAAACAATCACATCCCATGACCACTCTTTCCAGTTCTTCTATGTCTTTCTTTGTAAGTTTTTCAATATACATTATTAACGCGCACCCTCTTTTCCTTGAGATAATCTTTTAAACATCTTGATTAGCTGTTCATCCTTTAACCCGTTATCAGCATTAGATATTTCGAGAAGGTCGTTGAAATTTTTTCTTTTCCTATCCTCTTGTAATCTAACCTCGTATCCCTTTCCAACCGTACTTGAAAGCAAATCACCTTTTTCATGCCATTTGTCAAACCGAAGAATAGGATATACCCATGGCTTATTCCGAAAGTCTCTTTCAGTTTTCCATTTAATAGACACCTCTAAAAGGTATTCAGGGCTAAGTCGGATGTACTTGTGTAGATATTTTTGTCCCCTCCAAATTGCCTGCCGTAAGTTTACGTTGAACCCATTGCCGCACTTTTTATTCCATACTTTGATTTGGCTTCTCTTGATTGTCATTCTGCTTTCCTCCGTTTATCTTGCCCACACATCGTCTGCACTTGATCCAATAGCGGGGATAGCACATGCAGCAATATCTTCAATTAAGTCATATTTTTCATATTCGTCTGCATCAGGCAAGAATGAATCAGGACACCCATTCTCGCTATCGTCCAGCCAAAACCAATAATCGCAAGCATTAAAATCATTGTCGCGGATTCGAAACAGTCCTCCTTTTCCATCGTATCCGCATTGCCAAAACAGATTGTGAATTTCACCTTCAGTCTCAAACTGAATAGCTACTCCGTGTCCATCTTCAATTATCTCTGTTTTTAAAATCCTGTATCTTCTCATTCCTGTTCCTCCGTAAACCCGACTCTTTCCATTAGATACAGATTGCTTAAAATTCCTTGAATAATTTCCTCTTTCCATGGAAACATCAACTTATCCAGCTCGTCACTGGAAGAAAATCTATTATTCAGCGACACATAAGATTGCCATTCGAGGTAAGGAGAAAATTTTGCTTCACGGGTAGAATTGTGTACGGCTTTAGCAATACTGAAAAGGTCATCATTGATACCACCAATAATCCAGTTAAAGTCACGAGTTCTAAAGAAGTAGATATCACTTCCATGCTCGGTAGCTTCCCCTGCAATCGCAGCAATTTCATCCAAATCTTCCAAATCAAGCAGCATGTTCCATACTCTGTCTTGGTCATTAGTAAACGGATCGTACATTTTTAGTCCTCCAATTTCCATTCCCCGACTTTGTTTCCGTTGTAATCAAAGGCAATTCCGCCAGTATAACCTTCTTCAAGATTTTGCGAAATCAGCTTTAGCAATCTTCGGATTTCGCATGCAGTGGGATCAAGTGGGTAGTTCCCACTTGCATCCACATGTCCACTCGAATCATCTCTGAATGCCGCTCCCGACGTCATAATTTTTACGGTAAACATAAAGTAACTCCCCTTTCTTATTTTTTAATCCATTGCCATATATCTAAGCTCATCATCAATTTCTATGTTCCAAAGGAACAGATAATCATCTCGAATCTCTTTATTTTCCCAATTTTCTTTTCGGAGCCTTACTGCGTCAATAACTTGCCATTCGCCATTGTCGTCCTTGTCAATCCATTCAAAAAGTCCTCTTTCGTAGTTGTAACGGAACATTCTGCCGCTTCTTTTAACAATTTTGCTGTACTTCATTTTGTGCCTCCTGTTATTTACTGACTATTTCCTTTGTTGTATATATATTACTACATTTTTCACGATTTGTAAAGTGATTTATTGTCTAAATTGGTAAATCGTCGACAAGAATTTTTAAAAAAAGATACGCTCCGATAGATCAGAACGTATCTTTAGACTTACATAGATGACAAGTAAATAGCAATGATACTTCTCGCTATATTATCATCCTTATAGATTGTTTTCTCTGACACATGTTCTTGCTCTGCTATTTCCTGCACAGATGCTTTATTTTTATTCATATATAGGGCATCTATAACTCGGTAGCGTCGCAAGGATTCTTCGCTTCCGTTATCTTCACACTCCTGTTTATAAAAGGAAACCGCTTTCTCGATCTTTTTGACCTTATAATAATTGTACTGTAGTTTGCGTTCAGTGATATAAGCAACTTTTTCCGCATATAACTTTTCATCAGGATTTCCCATAAGCTCTCGAAGATATTCCCACTGCAAGCTAATCGCTTCTTCTTTCGTGGGTTGGATCTCATCTGTTGCTACCCTTTTTAATCTTCGATAGTCCGAAAGCATTTTTTTAGCTGCTTTTTGTGGACTATAAACTTCTCTTTTCTTTTCTTCCAGTTCGTTTATCTCGTTTACGGTGGTTTTGGCAACTTCTTTCGCAAGTTCCAGTATTTTTTCCACCGTAATCGTAAGTTCTACGTCACCCAACGTTCGTACTTCTTGCTCCATCGGTTGCCTCCACTAATTAGAACGGGATATCTTCATCCTGATACCGTGGTTGATAGTTTCCTTCGGGTTTCGCCTGTCCAAACTGCCCGAATGAGCCGCTCTGCTGTTGTCCATAGTTTTGACCATTGTTCCACTGTTGTTTCTGCGGCTGTCCTTGCCCATGCTTTTGATAATTGACAGGAAGCGGTAAAGCAATGAAATTAACAACAATTTCCGTGATATATTTATCCTGCCCGTTTTTATCTTGATACTTTCGGCTTTCCCAACGTCCTTTAATATATACGCGCTTTCCTTTTTTTAAATAATTCGCCGCTGACTCTGCCAACTCATTCCAAACAACGCACGGAATAAAACTAGCTACCTCTTTCATTTCCCCAGTTGCTCTGTCCTGATATTTGCGATTTGATCCAACACTAAACCTAACCATGCAGCCGCCAGTTTTAGTAGCCCTTACGTCAGGGTCTTTTGTTAAATTTCCTAAGATTTCAATCGTGTCCATTTTAAGCCTCCACATTAACTATTTTTAATCTTCTGTTACCTTGAACCCTTGCAGCTTGTAACGTTTAATAATGTTCTTATGATTCCTAATTGCATCGGTGTCTTTACTTTCCGAATACTGTTCGTTTGCTTGTAACATAAATCGTCCATGCTTGTCCGCAACTATTACAAGCGTGATATATTCAATGGCACGGTGTAGATCCGCCGACTTCGCAGTTGTAATTTGTACTGCTTGATTCCCTTTTCTCATTATCGTAATCAATTTATTGTTTCCTCCTTTCTTTGAATTCCTTTCTTTGCTAACTAGTTATTTTCTCAAATCTGTACTTTTGCTTTGCATTAGGATATTTTACAGTGTCCACTTCACTGATAAACATATGCAGCGGGCGAGCGTAAATCCCGTATTTCCCATATAGAGCTTGGTAAATCACTAATTTTTCGCCTGTTTCTGTGTGTTCAGCAATAGCAATGATTTTATATTCCCTACCCTTGAAATGACGCCACACTTCTTTCGGCGAAGGATTTGCCCGTTCTTTCATTTTCTTCCTCCTCGTAAATTTCCCAGTCATCCGCAAAAATAGCGTCCCATCCTAAATGCTCCAAGATTACGGTTTCATCAAAACCTCTGATGGAAGTTTGCCAACCCAAGTGCGTTATAAGAGCTGGCTTACCAAAGCGTGCTCCCTCGTCCTTGAAGCTGTACTCGTCATCCGTCCAGCACTTTCGTCGGATCTTCTTTCCCTCGTCCGCAGCCTTGAGGGCTTCCCAGGTTTTCATCTTTTATTTACGCCTCATTTCTTTATATATTTCATCCATTCTAAGCAAGATACTTACCGTCTTTTTTCGCTTTCTCCCATTCCTCTTTTGAGAAAACTACCTTTTCTCCTTTCCGTTTGCATCCCCAGCAATCAGTATCAAGGATTGCGATTACAAAGTTATCGTATGTTCTGACTTCGATAATCTTTTCTATATAAACATCGCACAAATTCATTCTTCTTCTCCGTAAACTGGAAACAATACTTTAAGACCCTTGTAGTCAAGTTTGATCTTTACAGTATGGTATGCAACATCAATATTGAGATACTTTGTCGGAATATGGAAAGCTACAAGTGTATAATACAGCTCTCCAATAGTGGCAAACAGGTCTTCAAAAGAAGTTCTCTTGTAGATCGCAGTGATAGATCCATCGTGGGCATTAAGATCAGGCTGAACTTTCTTGCACACCCTACGAAAATCATCAATGATCTGTGTTACATCATCCATTATGTTCCTCCTTATACAATTTCAATCGTGAGCTGGGTCTTAATATGAAAATCAACCATATCATCACCAAACAGCTTTACACCAGTGGGTAGATATGCTGTAGCTCCCGGATGAATTGCGATGACATTCATGCCCTCGACCTGCTCTTTCATAAACTTTTCTTTTTCAGCAAATTTCTGAATGGCATCCTCTTTAGTGCCGTAAACAATAATGCCGTTGTCTTTATCAAAATTTGCAAGACCAATTTCATAATTGTCGGGGATCACTTCCAAAAGTTCTTTAAGTTTCATTGTATTCTCCTTTCCTACAATACAACAACCTTTTCAGAAGCATTTACTTCCAGTGTTGGATGAATATCATAGTCCCTTCCATGGTACAATCCACCATCATCTCTGTACTGTACACATACGTCACAATCTAAGCAGTCATTCTTTACTGCCCACTCCAAAAGTTCTTTAAGTTTCATCGTTGTATTTCTCCTTGTTCTAATATCACTCAATTTCAATGATGAGTTCGGGTATTACATCAAGTGGATAGGTAGCTCTTGATAGACACTCTGCATTGTTAGCTTCTACATTGACACCCGAATAAACATGCATTACATCCATGTTCTCGACTTGCTCTTTAATGAGCTTGTATCTACAAGCTAGCTTCTCGATAGCTTCCGCTTTCTTTCCATAAGAGACGGAAAAACCATTATCCCATGGTATAAGACCAATTTCACAGTCATCTGGAATAACTTTAAGCAGCTCTTTAAATTTCATATGCTTTCTCCTCTTCCTCTTCGCACGGTTCTATCTCTATTTCGATTTTATCGCCCCATTCAAACCTATAAGGGCTAATTCTTTTTACTACATAATTGTCATATTCTTCATTGGTGCAAAGTACAGCTCTTTCAGAATATACTTTTTCTTTTGTGCCGTCACGGTTATCAACGTACACGTCGATACAAGCGTAACTACTGAGACAGTTAAGCAGTTCTCTAAAGCTACCCTTCCTAGAATTTCTTTTTACTTCTATATGCAGTCTGCCGTAACCAGGGAAAAACGTTCCGACTTCCATGCGAAGCAAATTCTCTGGAATAACATCAGAAGCGTTCTCTCTTTTGAATAGAACGTTAGCGTCCGGACCTCTAACTATCCATAAAACTATATCGTTATCAATTTTGTTCACTAATTCTTTAAGTTTCATATGCTTCAACCTCTCAATCCTGCATCCTCGCAAGCCATGAAAAAGCACAGAACCCATAAATACACTTTTGGTACTCTTTTCTCGATTTCTTGATTTCCAAGTACATAATCAAAGTCATACGGGCTTCTTGTTACTATTTTTTCTACGAAATAGTCGTATGAACACATGTACAGATAAGAGAGTAAATCTTCAACCTCTATGTGATGGCTAAAATAAGCAATAGCTTCTCCCAAATCCCCGTACAGTGTGAATACCCCATGCTCTTTATCCAAAATGTACCGCATTTCATCTACGGCATCACCATTTTCCCATTGCCAATCAATCATAAACAGTCGCTCATTATTGAGGACCACTCGTGCTTTGTGATTAGCAAATTTTTCCATCGCACGCTCAACATATTTATTGTCTTTAAGCCACTTTGGATACTTCTGCATTTTTTGCTTGATTCTCCTTCGTACAATCATTAGAACAAACTCGTTTCTCGCTTCTCGAACTCAATCTCTTTTTTAAACCGTTCTTCCCATTGCTTAAGAGTGTTTTGGTTGTGGCTCATTTGCTTAAACTCATACACTTCACCGCCTTGCGACTGAATGTTCTTTATCACTTCTTGGTTTAATCGCTTTAATTCTTTCCACAAATCGGGGAAATCGCGGTACAAGAGCTTTAAGTCTCTCACACCTTGCATTGGGCAAACCCAACATGAAAGCCGTGTGCGCTCTTTGTACAGCCCCCCCAATCGAATCCATGTTTGTAGCAGTATTGGAGTGCCTGTGCCTCTGTTATTCCCCATTCAAACAAGGGATAAATGTCACTATGAACTCTTTTGGGCTCATCAGCGGCGATTCCGATATACATCTTAGTATTTGCTTTCGTAAATCCATGTTCTTTCATAAATTTGGATACGGGTTCTCTTTTTAATGTGTACGTACACCACCTATTATTCATAGATGACCACCCATAACCATGAGTTCCGGCTCGCTTTCCCCTCTTTCGAAGGATGTGAAGCAAGCCATATTCAAATCCGTTGCTCGGTTTCAGCACAGTCACCATTTTCCCGTACTTCTCTCCGATATACGAATTTACCCGCTCGATATGCTCATACATCTGCGGGAACTCCATCCCGGTATCACAAAAGAGGATGTAATCAATTTTCATTCCCCTTTCTAACATCATGAGTAACATCGCCGTACTATCTTTACCACCGCTGAAAGAAACGATCGACTTCTTACTATTCTCGATATGTTCCCTGTAGTCGCTCATTACATATCTCCCCTCAGTTGATTTCAAAAACCAAAGCATGAAGAATTTCCTGTTTTCTGCTCCATGGGTCAGTTTTTCCCTTAACCTCTTTCATTCCAACCATTCGGCATCCGGCTTTCTGTAGTTCCCATGCATTTCCGATCGCTCCCGTCCAGCCGGAGGAAAAAGTGAAGCGCTTCACTCCGTTTTCCTTGAGGCAGGCGATGCAGCTTTCGGTCTTGTCAATGTAGTTATGGAAATTCAGATCTTCGTTTCCATTGTCACGGGACTCTTCATATTCTCTGTAGATGAATGCGAACACCGAGCCTTCCTTGTGGTAGCGAGCTTTCCATTCCTTGTAGGCGTATCTGGCTTCTTCCTTCCCTATTTCGTCCATTCTTTCTTCTGCCTCATCAAACGCCTTGTCGAAGGTCTTGTATTCTTGGTAGGCTTTTTCAAATTTGTTTGTCATGGTGGTTTCCTCCCATTTACTAACTATTTCCTTTGTTGTATATATATTACTACATTTTGCCTAATTTGTAAAGTGATTTATTGTCTAAAATCGCATGTTTTTGACTTTCTTTAGCAAAAAAAATTAGAGGAGAATATCACTTTCTACCTCATTTCCCCACACGTCCCAGCCAGAGTGTTTTTCTCTTGCAAACAATTCTATGTAAGGTGGATATGATACTACTTCGATCATTTTTCGCATTTCTTCCGGTTTCTTACTATGTATTGTTCTCGGTTCCAAAATGAGTGTTCGTCCCTGGCACCGCTTTCCGTCTCTATTAACCTTGTAGGGCAGGTGTCCTTTTGTTCCAAACAAACATAATTCAGTTGACCCGCGAAAATATTGTCCTAATCCTGTTTGTATTACACCGTGATTAACTTTCCCCCATACAATCGTCCTCTTTCTTTTAAACCCCCATGCCTTCATGATCTTTATGCCATCCTCTAAAAACGCATCTGTTACCCACATATATAAATGGCAATTTTCATCAGCAATGCTTGGCACGTCTAACGCCATAATATCTTTTGTTTTCATAAGAGGATAATGTCGGTCTGCACCACGCTTGATTACTCCGCCCCCCCCGTTCCATCCACGGGGGATCGCAATAAATTGTTCTATACTTTACCATTTCTGCCACCTCATATCGAAGTAGGCAGCGGATATTTCCGGCTGTTCTTTTTCAAAAGCCTGGAGGCATTTAAGAGCCTTACAAGTTGCCCCCGTTTGATTTTTATACATTTTCTGATTCAACTGACAAAACTCCCTAAATGTCATTTTCTTAACAAAATTCACTTGATTACACCACCTAGCGATTGTTGTATACAGCCCTTCCCACTTGCTTTGCTTCCACGGTGCTTCTTTTGGGGATTGGTATCTCATAATATACGGTATTGCTCCATATCGAAATAAAAGTTTAACTCTTAAAAAAACGCCTTCGATGTCTCTTTCGTCTGTACTAGTAAATCCGCACAATACGTAAAATCGCAAACTGGAAGTATTAGTAAACTCACGAATAAGTTGTAGCTTTCTTTCTATTAAGCGATAATCGCCTATATTGTCAAATGCAAAAGTATAATCCCCGTCATATCTACATGAAAATAATTGCTTGCACTTCTCTTTGTCTAATATTCGTTCATCCATTCCTTGCTTAAACTGGAATGGCTTTTTAGTTTCCTTTAGTAGTTCAAGGTATTCTTTCCATTTTGGATGACTTAGAAAGTTATCGTCTAAGAGACAGATCTTCTTTCTCTGCATATTCAAGAACTCTTTTAGAGGACTAGCAGAAAATGCCCTATTGTATTTTTGGTTTACACAAAAAGGACATTTTCTAAAGCATCCCCTAGTTAGATACCCAATGCTATAATCGGTATAAAACTTGACACCTTTCTTGTCGCTTTTCCACTCATCGTATAGATGATAGTCCGGCATATAATGTTCAATGGCTTCTGGAAGCATCGGTGCTTTGTCAAAAAAGTAACCTGTGCCACCTTTTATAATTTTCGTGTTTGTAAATAAACCTCGAATTGGATCAGGTGTATCCGTAAACACCTTAGCCACATAAACTATGTCAAAGGTGGATAAATTTGAGCAATCGAGTACCAGTTTCACATCGTTACCTATGTCCTTGTGAAAAGCCGATATTTTCATGCAACATAAATTTGGAAATCTATGATTTTTTCTACCGACAAGATCGGCGTCAATTATACCAATCTTCATTTTCCAGTACTCCCTACTCCGCCAGTACGTTCACCAGTCGCTGTATCGTCATCTGTGACCTTGAACGGAATAAAGATGCCTTGGCAAATTTTATCCCCGGTGTTAATCTGTACAGGTTCTTTCCCGAAGTTATACAGCGCAGCGATGATATTGCCATCGTTATTTTCATTTCCGTAATAATCACTATCAATAATGCCTACACCGTTTGGAATTGTAAGATGCTTCTTAATTCCAAAAGACGAGCGATCGCAAATCATTAAGAACTCACCTCGTGGAAAGCGAGCTTTTACCCACGTCTTAATCTTGATCGTCTGTCCCGGCGCAATTGCAACTGGATACGGGCAGAAGAAATCATATCCAGCTGAATATTTCGTGCTGCGTTCAGGCAGTCGAACAACAAACGGGCAACCTTTTACAACCTTGAAAAATCTACCTTCTCCTACATTTTTTACATTATTCATCTTCATTTCCTCCTTTGAGAACGCAAACAGGTTCAGACAATCCGATAGTGAACGAAAGTAGCTCCTTGTCCTTTTTTAATTCCTCTTCGTTTTTGTATTTCTTGACGACATTTCCATCCACCATGAGGACGGTCTGTCTGAACAGTCCAACTTTTGCAAACTTAATAACTTTTGGGTGGCACAAATACATATCGCTTCCGATGATGATATTCATTTAAGTTTCCTCCTTTTACATTTCATCGCGCGCAACTTCATTAAAAATCTTTTTTCCGAATGAAGTGGCTGCATATACCTTACAAAATACCCGGCTTCTCGAAGTAAATGTCTCACATGATTCATTGTTGGGTATTTTTTAGTTTTAAACACATTAACCACTCCTTACAAATATAAATCTATGTGATGATCGTGATACTTTTCTCCGTTGTAAGCCCAATCTTTATCTACTATCTGATACCCGAAAACTTCCTTCTGCATGAGCTCTTTCACTTTTCGGATTCTGGCATGGTGTCTAGCCTCCGCTATGAACGGATCGTAATTTGCAGCGATGTATACAGTTTCTGCCTCTCCTAGCGTACCTCTTATAGATAGCTTGCGCCTCATTCTGATGAACGATATTCCACGTCTTGATAGGTTCAGCGTTCATCCGACAGTCAATAAAATCCTTTTGGTAAAGGTGCTTTTTCTTCCCATGAGCATACACATCATGACAATCTCGACACAGAAGGATTATATTCTCAAGAGTGTCGCTACCATATTCCGAACGATAGCGAATGTGGTGGTGATCCATTTTTCCGATAGATTTGCCGCACCATTCGCACCGAGGATAACCGTCACGGCTTGCCCTTCTGTCAACCATGGCGCAAATTGCTTTATATCCGGCAGGTGTAAGCCTAATTCGATCTTCTTTTTCAATCTTCATAGCGTTCTCTCTCCCACTCATCTATGAGCTTTTTCCGTTCTTGGGGTGTTTTTACATCTAAGTGCTGCCGCTCTGCTTCGTCAACTAACCACTCAAGCAGTCGGGACATTTGCTCTTTGGTGTATAAGCTCGAACCTGTATAAACTCGGATCTCCCAATAGTCCCGATGTCTGCTTTCTATGTCAACGCACCACCCGATTCCGTGGCTTTCCCATTTCCTGCGTAAAGAGTCGTAAGCAAACGGCTTGACCGCTATCGTGTCCCATACTCCGACATTTCGTATTGCCGTCCGATATACGTCCTCTTTTGTAGAATGTAGCACTTTTGCTAATGCATCACACACAACCCAGCAATAAGCATTTGCCGATAGCGATCGCTTGATTTTTAACTTTCTAGCTTCCACTATGCACTTGTCGGATTCGAGTAGATTCTTTAGTTCATCCATCTTGTCATTTGGCGTAATCAACTCTAACGAAACTGCTGTATATCCATAGTGCCTAGCAGGAGTGAAGCAATAGCGGTTTACTTTATCCCACTTCATTTTTCATTCACGAGCATATGCCGTACTTCATCAAGAGACTGTTCTTTTACAAGTTTGTCGAGATACCACCCTGCCTTTTGTAAATCGACAACACCGCCCTTCTCTCTGTATCGCCATGTGTATTTCATGACCTGTCCTTTCAAAAAACCTCTATACTCTTCGCATGTCATACTAGCCTTGATAGCTTCGATACATTCGATGTTCCCTTTGTAATAGTTCGGGTTGATTTTATCCGTTTTACATTCTTCGGTTATAGCCTTAACCGTGTACGGTGGACAATTTTTAGTAAATTCAATATACCCATCTTTTGAGCAGTTAACGTTTCTTCCGTTGTCAAATTGTACTTTGATGTAATATGACGTATCTGTCTCGTCATATCCAATTACTGTTCCTTTGCCAAGCGCTTTACATTCCACTCTGGTGCCAACCTTGAACTCACTCATTTTTTGCCTCCACTTCTGAAATAGTTACGCCAACACCGCTTTCTCCGGCATATGACTTTTTAACAATCAATGTAACTACCTGCTTGTCATCTCTATACGCAATGCCGTTTAGTGCATCCAGTATAATCTTTGCGACATTATCCACATCAGGTTTCTTGAGTGGATATTCCACTTGATTTAGCATCCGAGTTTTTTTGATATTGGACGCTGATTGCGGTGGTTCAATATGCGCGAAGATTGCAACAATAAGCGGAACGTCATCAGGATATCTATAGTTCCCGCATTGTTCCTGATATTGTAACTTGACTAGATTTTCATACGACACTGTTTCTTTCGGAGTATAAGCAAATCGCCCATTAAATTTAGGTCTTTGCTTCGCTTGCACTTCGCCAGCGATAAAAAACGAATTTATTTCTGACATACAAATTCTCCATGTTCTTCTATAAATCCCTTCAACACATCCGTAGCCCATGACAGTCCGCGACTAAATTCGGGGTTTATTTTTTCGCTATTTTTAGCTCCTTTTTTTAACCCATGAACAGTAGCCTCGAACAGTTCTCTCGGAATACGAATTTCGTCATCACATGTGTCATCTCTTACCTTGTCATACATTTTAATCACCCTTTCATAATCTCTTGCATCTCATCAAACCTATGAACTGCCGAAACCTTTCTGAAACTCTCTCCTGTAAATCTGACAGGAAAACACATAGAGAAAATACGGTCGTAAATACGCTGATACCGTCTGTCGTCTGTTCGTTTCATTTCTTCAAGCGTGAGGTTCGTTGTGAGAATGAGTGGCTTTCCGCTTCTATAACGGCTATCAATAATGTTGTAGACGTTTTCAAGCACGTAGTCCGTGCTACGCTCTGCCCCGAAGTCATCAAGGATAAGCAGTTGCGGACGGTTGAGATTTTCGATAGTATCCTCGCAAACTCCTGTATTTCCAACTTTCGACAAGATTTTAATGAGAGACGTCATGATAACAGATACGCGGCGTTCCATTAACGCATTGGCGATGGCAGCAGCAGTATAGCTTTTTCCAGTACCCACATCGCCCCAAAACAGAAGTCCTTGCCCCTTCTTTTTTAGTTCTGAGAACTTTGCAATATACCTTTCGGCTACTTTGTATCCAAATGCGTTTCCTTCGCTTTTCGTATAGTTTTGTAAGCTGGCAGTGGCAAGCCGTGCATCTAGCAATGACTCTTTTTTCAATTTTCCTACTGCTCTCATATCGTGTTCGTACTTCGTTTTACGTTCTTTTGCCGCTTCTCTTTCCCTTTCGCAACGACACATAACCGGCATAACACGATTTACCATTTGCTTCGTGCCGTCCATTGCCGGAAACGCAACGACTCTTTCAATGTATTCGCCGCATTGGGGGCATCGTGCTAACTCCTGCATGTTTATCATCTCCAATCACTAAAGGGATCGTTTTCATTTGTTTCCACAATTTGAGGTTGAGATTCTTGCTTCGATAAATAATCAGAGAATGGAGTGGATGCTGATAAAAACGTTTTGGGGTGCTTTATGTACGTCTGCTCCGTGTTAGTTTTTCTTACATAAGCGCAATAATTCTTGGCAGATTCAATAAGCTCATTGGGCGTCCAACCATCCGAAATTCGAGCTTTGTAACATTTATAAGCATCCGCTTTTCCAATCTTGCGAGGATATTCTTTCCAAAATTCCTCAAACTCTTTTGGATATTCATTTCGCTTTTTCTTTGGCGGTGCTTCGGTTTCCTTCTGCTTTTCACGAAAACGTCTTACATATTCTCGATTTTTAGCAAGTTCATGCTCACGCTTATACCACCACTTTTGCCAAATAGCCCAGTCATGTAGTCGAATTGGTTCCACCTTGTCGAGATAGCCAACCTCGATTAACTCTTCGATAACCCTTTCGGGTTCAAGCAGTTTAGACAGTCCGACATTTAACACATCTGCTACATCCTCTTTGCTTGCATCTGTTTCTCCGGCTTCGTTAGCATTGTGCATCCCCCACAACCAAAGGCGTACAAGTATACCTAAGGCTTCGTTTTGACTGCAACCTAACGCTTTAGCTAGTCGTCGCAATTTTGCCCCCATGACCGTTTCGTGTACCGAGATCCATACCATTTCGTCTCCTATTGTTTATTGATAATGTCCTGAATGCCGATGACGTGTGAAAGTTTTTTGTAGTGTCTACAGCATGCACACGCTCCACATTTACGCGGCATGACATTTCCTTTTTTTACATCAAGGACACGTTCGAGATTGGCTTTAACGCTTTCCAGTGCATCATCGAGATAATTCTGCGTTATCTGAATAATTTGAATATCCGGCTCATACTCCTTTGATGCCGCAGCGATATAAAACGGTAACTTTTTGCCAGTATTCTTTTCTACAACCGCTTGATAAATCGCTCCTTGAATGTCGTAGCCCCAATATCTAATAAAGTCCATGTAGCCAAACTGTCGCGAATAATACATTTCACGTATTGACTGCATTACCTTTAAATCAACAATGCAGACACCGGGAAAATAACTATCCATTTTTATTTTCCACGGCGTTCCGAAGAGATCCGCCGTCATAATAACCTGCTTATCCCCAGCAAGATATTTCAAGAAATACTCATCTTTGTTAATTCGGTTAATAACAGACTCCGCTTTCATAAATTCCGCTTTTAGCGTGCCGTCTTTCTTAAAAATTTCAGGATGCTCCGCTTTGAACGGTTCGAGGGTTCCTTCATAATAATGGTCAACGTACGAACCAATCATCATTGCATTGTTCATGCCTTCCGACCACGTCCCATTCATTTTTTTCATGGCGCAGAACTCGCAACCTGCATGACCGGGTGTACCAACAAAATCCTTATACTGCGATACGCTCATATATTCTTTATTTGCTTCGCTGCTATAGTACGTGCTTTCTTCCAGTTTCAATTTCTAAACTCCTCCATTTCCACTTCTGTAGTCTTATTTTTTGTTTCTTTGTAAGGTATTTGATTGAACTGCGGTTCTGTTACTTCGTTTTCAAGAGTAAAATTATCAGGCTGATTGTCGCCGTAGCTTCCATTTCCGTTCGCATCGAATGTTTTTTGATCTGCTTCAATGGCACGCTGCATACTAACGGAAAGGACTCCCCACCGGGAAAGAAGCAGTTTCAAAACCGTTTTCTTTGCCATCGTATCAAAGTTAATGCTCCATTGACTTAACTTTGTTCTTTCGTACAAATCTTTACGATAAGCACTAGAATACTTTTTGGCGTGTTCAGTTATTTCCGCTTTACTCATATACAGTTCTTTCACAAATCCACTTTTTAACCGAAACCACGCATAGTACCCAACAACTTTATTAAAATCCTTGTTTTTTCTGTCCTTACAAGAGGAAAAGTTTTCGGTAAAAATGCACTCTCCTGTGATTGGGTTGTACATTTCCAGTTCATCCGCATAGACTTCCGCGCAATTCATTTTTTCGTAAGCGCCTGTTCTGATAGCTAACTGAATATAGCCTTTGTACATCATCTGAAACTGGCAGATGTCGTTATACGGAACAAGAGCGGAAAAACCGAGATTAGAATCTACAGGTAAATCAATAGATGCCGCTACCATTGCCGCCGCCATAATCGAATTAGGATTACAGTGTTTAAGTCTGCCGTTGTTTGCTACTGCGTTAATGATAGAAATCATAAACTGCGGTGCTTTTCCTCCAAGCGCCATGCTAAACCTAGATTTTACATCGTCAGTTTTCATGAGTTTTTTAACTTCGGCTAAAGCGTCATTATTTGCAACAATTTTTGTATTCATTCTTTTCTCTCCCTTGCGACCTCGAACTCTTCACCTGTGATTTCCATAAACTCATCAATGGATAAATCTTGCACACAATCTTCGCAAACGTACCCTTTGATTCCATTTATATATTTATCTCCATCACAAATAGGTGCTCCGCAAATGCAGCATTCATAAATCCCTTTGGGCTCGGGTTCATATGGACACCCGGGGAAATGTTCAAAAACTCCTCCACAAATTTCACACATGCTAGCCCCTTTCTGACTTCTCCGTATAGTTGCAACTACTATAACGGCAAAGTCTGATTTCTGTTGTAAAAAAATTAGAGATATGCTCCTTCAAGCTCTCTCGTGATCTCTTTCTTCCTGTTTAAAATGTATCGGCTATATTCGGTTGAATGGATTCCCATTTGCCAAAGTCTTGTTGCTTCTGACAATCCCATGTTGTAAGACATAAGAAGATAGTTTTCGTCGATACAATGCTCTTGTAATTCCGCAAGATAATCAATACCAACCAAAATGTTATCTACTGGATAATTTTCAATGTCAGCGTGCATGCGAGAAATACGCTCTTGATGCCAATCTGGAACAATCTGCATGTATCCAATGGCACCAGCATGATTATTTCTTGCTTCGGCATGGTATCCACTTTCTGCTTCGATAATCGCAAGCACTAATGGATATGAGACATTATAACCGTGGCAAGCATACCATGTTCGTTTCTGTGTCCTAACATCCATCTTGCCACCTTCAGCCGCAAATTCAACCGGAATCTTGTACTCCTTAAACCCTTCTTCCTGAATATGTGCTTCCGCAATCATTTTAGGGTTTAAGTCCGTAGGTTCAGGCGTATCTTTGTTAGCCCAGACACAAGAAACGCCTACACCTACCGTAACTACTAAAGCAGTTGCCTTAATAACATTCTTCCACTTGATCCTTGTCCTTTTCTTCAAGATGTTTTCCTCCTGCCATAATGGAAATGTCCAATCCGGAATATGTTTCATACGCTTTTTCAAATTCTTCCCGGTTATTGAACCCAAACTCTTCTTTCAGGTACGCTTCCATTCGGGCTACTACTTCATCCACGATAATCATCCTCCGTCCAGCTTACATTTAAAACGTCGGAGATCATTCGGTTCGTTGGTGGTGCAATGAGCTTACCACTCACTACTAACGATACATACGGTCTACTGCGTCCAATTTTTTTTGCAAGCTCTGCTACCGTCATATTTCTTTCTAACATCGCAATTTTCACGCGAACTGACCACGATAATTTCTTGGCTTTTTCCATAATTTCCCTCCTTTCGTAACGGAACTCTCAACTTTTGTACAGAACTGTGCTACAATACTTGTATACAAATGTTATGTAAGAATTATATATAATTCTTCGCTACATATGTATATCTATATATTGTCTTTTATTTTGTACAATCATATTATATACGAAAGTAACGTAAAAGTCAACTACAATAAACGTATTTTTCCAACTTTAAGGAGGATCACCATGTCACCTGTGGTTCAGCGCATTTTAGATTTAATGTATGAACATCATGTAACAGCCGCAAAATTAACTTCTGATCTCGGAATTTCCCATACCGCCGTTACGGATTGGAAAAAGGGACGTGGATCACCTAAGGTTACTACTATCGCTGACATTTCGCGATATTTTAACGTATCTACTGACTACATTATTACAGGCGCGGAATCCAAAAACTTTGCCATTCCATTTGCTACAAAACTGGATAAAATGTTAATCAGTAAATTTCACAAGCTCCCCGAAGAAATTCAGCAGGAAGTTTTAAGTTATATTGACTTTAAAATAGCTCAAACTATTGATGCCACCAGTCGCAAGGTATCATTATAAAAATTGATTTTAAGAAGGGGGTGAGAATTTATGACTAGTGCCCGTGTTGCCATTTATATCCGTGTTTCGACAACACATCAGGTTGATAAAGACTCACTTCCTATGCAGCGTCAGGATTTAATTGCGTATGCAAAGCTCATGCTTCACACTACCGACTGTGTAATCTTTGAGGATGCCGGATACTCAGGTAAAAACATGGATCGCCCACGCTTTCAATCCATGATGAAGCAAATTAGGCAAGGGCTTTTTACTCATGTCCTAGTTTGGAAAATTGACCGCATTAGTCGTAACTTGCTTGACTTTGCCAGCATGTACGAGGAATTAAAATCTTTAGGTGTTACGTTCGTTTCCAAAAATGAGCAATTCGATACCTCTACCGCCATGGGCGAAGCAATGCTAAAAATTATTCTTGTATTCGCTGAACTTGAAAGAAACATGACAAGTGAGCGAGTAACGGCAACAATGATTTCAAGGGCTTCGAACGGACAATGGAATGGCGGGCGCGTCCCTTTTGGCTATAGCTATGATTCAGAAAAGAAGGAATTTTATATTAACGAAAAAGAAGCGCCCATAGTACGCTTAATCCATGATACCTACGAACAAAATAGTTCTTTGCTTAACCTTACTCGCATTTTAAATGACAGTGGTTATAAAACTCGTGCAGGAAATGAATGGTCGCCTATTTCCGTACGAATTATCCTAAAAAATTTCTGGTATACCGGATGCTATCAATATAATCGGCTCAAAGATGGATGTCGCCAAAAGGAAAAGGATCAGTCTGAATGGGTAACGATACCAAACCACCATCCTGCATTGATCTCTTTAAAGCAAAAGGAACGAATTGTAGAAATGCTTCGCTCAAATTACAAGCTCATTGCAGCAAACAACATTTATTACACTTCAAACAACGTTCATGTCTTTGGTGGTTTAATTACCTGTGCCTTTTGTGGTAGACGCTACATTGCAACCACAGATACGAAAAAAGGATGGAAGATGGGGCGCTATGGATGTCCGACAAGACGGTACAGTAAAACAAAATGCTTAAATAAATCCATTTCCGACCTAACCCTTGGTGATTTTGTTTTTAACTACTTTGTTAATCTTTTAAAAGTACAGAAGCACGCTAAAGAAATTACAACGACAGAGGAATTGCAACGTCAGCTATTATCTGGATATACCTTTAGTTCTGTAAAAGGATTATCGCCTCAAAGTTTATTAGATACCCTGCGTCTGATCCATACGCTTAACCCCAGTGAAAAGATATACGGTAAAACTAAAGCTATAAAAAAAATTGCAAAGCCTGACAAGCAACTATTTACACTACGCGCAAAGCAAAGCAAGCTAAAAAGGGCATTAGATCGCTTGACTACGCTATACCTTTACAGTGAATCGTCTATGTCAGAAGCAGATTTTGTTGCTAAAAAAGCTGAAATCACAGATAACATAGCTAAAACGGAAGCGGAAATTTCAGAGCTTGTAAAAACTGACATACACTCGGATATTACTGATTCTGAATTTTTGAGAAAAGCTAGTGAATTTGTTATTTCCCAGCAGCTTGTGTCCAGGAACTACATTAGCTACGAACGTTTAGCACGCACTGTAGACGTAAATATCACGCGCGAATTTATTGTAGGAACTATCGAACAAATCACCGTTCGAGACGGGCATATAGACTCCATTCTTTTCCGCAACGGTTTATACCACAAATTTATTTATTAGTTTGCAGGAGGTTTATTTTGATTAGACGCTCCAATTATCACTATAAAATAGCAATTACTATTGTTGCAGTTCTTTTCGCAGGGATGTGTTTTTCCGGGTGTAAAGATAAGCAAGACGCTCCCCCATCTGCGTCGGTATCCAGTCAGCAAGAGAAGGTTTCTGATTCGACAAAAGCCAGTGAAAAATCAGTGCTTGCTAAACTTCTAAGCACTACAGATAGCTCGGACACTACAAAAAAAGAATATATAGAAACAACGGCTTCCGCTATGATGGACGACTTGAATACTAACGCACTGCGCGCGAAGAAAAAATATAATAACCGCAATGTTGCTATTAAAGACGCTAAAATTGACGTTATTGACAGTGACGGCGATTATTTTACTGTATGTTCGCCCGACGTAGATGTGCAAATTATTCCAATTCTAATAAACATACAATCGGAGAAGCAAAGAGAACAGTTATCCAATATGGATATTGGACAGGTTATAACCGTCTATGGAACTGTCACACACGTCGGGGAGTCCATGGGATATGCCATCGATCTTGACAACTTCGAATAGCAGATAATAAAAAAACACCGGGTTTTATTGCCCGGTGCTTTTTATTTTATAGAATTACAATGGATAATGCATCGCCAGGTTCGGAAGAAAAGCTCATATCAATCAGAACCTTTTCATCGATGTGTTTATCATAAGTTGACCAAAGGTATGAAGTGACCTTTGTCATAACACAGGAGTGGAAGCTCAGTTCATTTTCTTCATACGCATCAATATCATCTTTAATTCTATCCCATTCATAAACATCTCGGGCTTCTGTGAAAAGAATTTTTGCCCCCTTTGGTAGGCTTTCAAGAATCCTGCTGACGCTTTCATCTCTTCGACTTGGGCGGTTGGTTTTTGATGCTAACACACGAGCTAACTCTACATTCATTTCTTCTTTAGTCATTTTAGGTTTCCTCCTGTTTACTAAATTTTCTTTAGCCCCGAAGTGGGAAAACCCTTTCCCACTTTACCTGCTTTATCTATTTCATTTTTACAAGATCAGATACTTCCCAACATGGTGCATTTAGCTTTTCTTCCAAGGGTGGAAGTTTTTCAACTTCATATGCTTCAATTTCGATCTCGCACGTCATTTCTTCATTAAACACATAACATTTTCCATGCTTTTTGTAACTGCACCCCATTTCCATGCTTCCTTCGACAAACTTCTCAATTTCATCAAAGGACTTTTTACATCCCATCTCCTTCATTGCACACTCAAATGCCGTTTTGGCATTTCCTTTGAGTGTGTAAAGGAAGTGCATCTCCAAAATATGTTTTTCGCCTTTAGTATCTCTTTTTACGGTAATCTCATAAACTTTCATCTTTGTTTCCTCCTGTTATTTACTAACTATTTCCTTTGTTGTATATATATTACTACATTTTGCCTGATTTGTAAAGTGATTTATTTACAAAAACATCAAAAAAATAAAGGCATCTCATTCTTTGAGATGCCTAGTACCTTTTTATTTTAGTTTCAAAGGAATATGCTTACTTGACATAACCCCTAACACCTTTGGGAATTCTTTAATTCCTCTTTGATGGTTTTGATTTTTGCATATGCATCACGAATTGCTTCTCTAGCATTGTTTACCTTTTCCGCTGCATTAGGGATTTTCATAAACTGTCCTTCTATCGCAAATTCGATAATCATACGCTCCCATTTTCTTTCTCGTTCGCGAAGTACATCTATCCATGCGTATAACCTATGGGTTTCTTCGGGAGTCCCGAATTTTCGGGCTAAACAGTATTCAAAAAGTGCCTTTTCTTTTTCATTAAGAAATTTCATGTTGTGCCTCCTGTTAACTTTTCAAAAAACTTGTCGGGTACTTTTTACCCTTCCACTATATTATACTACATTCTCCTTCTTTTGTAAAGTTATATATTTACATAAATAGTTAAAAATAAAAGGCATCTCGCTATTAGAGATGCCTGGCTATTCATTTGTCAATTTGTATTAACTCCTCAGGTGGCTTACCTTTATTTCCGGCAATCAGTAGCGAAAGCATGAGATTTGCTGCATAGTTAAACCCAGCCTTAAATCCGCACAATTCGTACTCTGCGGCAGCATCGATCATGAGTGAATATAACTGATCCGATTCTTCCGGTATTGCTCGAAAAAGCTCATTCTTAAATTCTTTCGTTAAACTAATGACATCAGGGCTATATCTTTCTTTGGGCGTGCTATTGTTTACATAATCACAAAAATAATCATTCGCCGTTCGGACACCTTCCATTCTTCCTTCTCTCCTTTTAAAAATCAATAATAGCTCTAAAAAACTTTCCTCCTTTCTTACTCTCAAAACAGTTAGTGTGCTATGTTTTTCTCGCATTATACTCTTACTGGTTAACATTTGCAAGAAACAATTTTTTAAGATGTGTATACTGTCATTTCTCAATTTACATATATTATTATATATATAATATAATAACTGTATATACCCTTACAGTAAGGTTTACTGTAAGCCTTACACAATGCACCAATTATGTGTATTTATACAAAATCAGTTAATAACAAGGCGCATAACTTGTATATTGCGTATTTTTTGACATACTTTTATTTATGGTTCAGCCGTTGCAAAATTGCTGTAAGATTTTGTAAGTCTTACTGTAATGCTTACTGTAAGCCTTACACTCATACTTACTGTAAGCATCGCATTGTATAATTGTAATATTTCCAACAAAAACGAATACATATTTATACAATGTAAGTCTTACATGACCCCTTACAGTAAACCTTACTGTAAGCCTTACATAAAAAACGTCATTATAATTTTCAATTCCCATAAATAAGATTTATCGAACATATAAAAAACTCCCATCTAAATTTAGGTGGGAGTTATAACGCATTTTAACAAATTGCTACTTCGCATATCGTTCCCATGTTTCAGGAAATGCGGAGTTCTTTGCGCCCTTCTTCCATGCACAATAGTCATCGGCAATTAAGTAAGGAATATCATCTTGATAAAACGTGAATGAGGGTGCTGACACAACTGGAACATGAGGACATGTATCTGTCGAGCGCATCAAAGATGCTTCTTTTCCAGCCACAGAATAGGACGTAATACCTCCATCATGCGGACATTTTATCGTCATCACTTTTTTAAAATATTCAAATTGAATTTCATAACCTTTAAAAAGAGGTACGACATGCCCATTTTTTTCCACTTGGAAAGCAGATGCAGTAGAACTCATCAAAAGCAAAGCACAAGCAACACATAATGTCTTTACCTTCATTTTATCCTCCTTCATAACGTTAGCCGTATATTTCATTTCCTCTTCATTCTACCTTACTTTGGGCAATAAAAAAAGAGGGCTAGTTTCCTAGCCCTTAAAATCAATTCGTTGCTTCGTAAATTGCGAGTGATCCGGCAACAAAGCACCATACATTTCTTTGCCGCTTAGCGAGATTGCGTTGATGTTGCAACGTCTTTACCTGTTGCTCTAACACTGTCAAGGATTCCTCCAATTTTGCGATTGTCGCTTTTGCATTCGTCAATGAGACGTTTACATTCCTCAAGTTCTGCCTTGCTTCTGTCAGCAGATTCTTTGCTTCGTTCAACTGCTCCAATGCCTCGCTCAATGCTTTCTCCTGCTCCGTTGAGTTTTGAGTCAGCGCGTTCAGCTTCGTTTCGAGCGTTATCAATCTGCTTTCCTTCGTCTTGTACATATTCTCTAGCTCGGTCAACTGTGTTTCCGTTATCGTATACGTTTGTTCCTGCGCATAAGAAGTAGGCGATGACAAGCACGCCGATAAGAATAAACACAAGATCAAGCAAATTATAAACCTTGCGAGATTTCCACCCATCCATGATTCACACCTTTCCTTAACTGTAATCCATTAAAATTTTGCGAATTTTGGGTCATATAGGCGTTTCCTAGCTCTTTTTGATAAATTACACATTAGCCAGCTAAGACGCCTGTAAACCCATTTAATCGCTTTCCAAGTACCATTGCGCTTTTCCGCGAAGCACGTTTCCCCCACTCATCCATGTATCATCATCGTGCAGTACAGCTAAATCCCATCTTTTGTCAGGATCATCTGATTCAAGGTCATAGCCGTCTATCATCGCAACTTCTGCGTGAGTAAGGAAATGCTCACTATCGATCGGAATGTCAAACACTTTCGCTATTTTTGCCATTAGCATAGCAAGGGATTCGATTTGTTCATCGGTAGGAGCTTCTTCTCCTAATCGTGCATACAATCCGCCCTCGCTGTCGAAATACGCTTCCGCTTCATAACATGCACACAACGCAATAGCTATACTTCCTTCGTTTCTCTGCCACGTTGCGGCAGGTGTCTCTGTCAGCGGTCTAGTGTTTATGATTTCTCCGTCTCCGTCAATGCAATAGTGATAATCGCTAAACGTAGTGTAGCGATGTCCTGCTGTCCAGTGTAAATAAACCTGCACCGGAAAAGGATATTGATAAAACGATGGTCTAGCTTTCTTTAGTTGATTTTCAATTTCTTCCATACTCATTTAGCATCATCCCTTCTATTGAGCGGTATTTGTGGAGCACCTGTCCCTCCTCGCTTTGCTAACACTTCTGCAGCATCGGGGCGTCCATCGTGATTTTTGTTTACGCAAAACACGGAAACAAACGTGACAGCAGCCACAACGGACGGCTTAGAAAGCTCATCGGTGATTCGGAGCAACTTGTCAATGTCAGGAACGTCCGTCAGATACCACATGTAGAGCCATGCGATGACATTCAGCAAAACTAGCGACAAAAGACAGCCGCCATAGATGTAAACCACCCTCATGCTCGTTCGTGCCCTTGAATTTATAAAGCTCATTGCCTTTTTTGTTAATTGTTCAACCATCTACTTTGTCTCCAAATCACGAAGATCTTTTAGCATCGCTGTTCCCTGCCCGTTACCACCCAGTTGATGATAGGCTTCATAGACTTCTTCGGCGATAGATTCATCTTCGTATGTAATAAACCCCCTGGATTTTGACTCACGGTGAACTTTGCGAAGCTCGATTTTCAGAAGCGCACGAGTCCCCTTTTCAATTGCTTGCTGTCGGTCGGATAGTGCTTTTGACTTATTCCAAAGATAGCCAACGGCAAAAGAAGCCGCCGTCAAAAGTGCCTGTATAATAAACCCATGTAAAATTCCATCCATAATTCACCTCATAAAGTAAAAACGCCCTATCGATTGATAGGACGTTTTTAATCATGTGTATCTACGCTACGCTACATCAGGTCGTAGGCGTAGTGCCACCGCCACCTGTGATTGCTTGATAAGGACTTGCTGTAATGTACGCCGGAGTCGGGTACGGACGAAGCTGATTAACCAGTGCGGCGCTCTGCATCACTTGAGACAGATTAAACGTTGCAGACTGGAGATCGCGGTCACGGTCTGCCAGTTTGTCACGAAGTTCCTGAATCTGATTGGAGAGCATGAGCCCACGGGTCTTTTCAGCCTCTTCGTGAATAGCGGTCTTAATCTCGCAAGTGTTCTTATAGTTCTCTGCCTTAACGCTGTCAATATTGCGGTTAGTTTCGCAGCAGCATTGTTGTTGGGCAAAGCGGTTCTCCGCAAGCTGACTACCGAGAGCATAGTTCCCTTGCATGACAGTTTTTTCAAGTCCAGCCTGTCCTTGAAGAATAGTGTTGTTCAGGGAATACGCAGAATCGGCAAGTCCGTAGCCAATTCCACGAATCTGCCCCATCTCGTCTTGGTGATTAAAACCTGCCTGCATCTCTGCCTGTGTCAGCCCGGAACGGTTTCCAAAACCGCCAAAGCCGCCACCTCCCATCAAGGCGAAAATCACGATAATCCACATGAACCACATGCCGCAGCTGTCGCCCCATCCGTTTCCGCCTTTTTCGTTCAGGTTCCAAACGGGGGCAATACCTTCATTACCTTCCATTTTCATACCTCCTTCAAAACTTGATATATAAAACCCTAGCTAGAGGTTTAAGCCAAAAGAAGAAAGGAAGTCTGAAAACTGCTTTTCGTTCATGCCACGTTGTCGAGCCAAGTTTTGTGCGATGACCTTTAACTCATCATCACTTTTGCCTTTCCCCATCTGCATAGCCCGTCCCATCAGCGGATTGCTATTAGCCATGTTGCTTAACATCGCCATGGGGTTTTGTGCTTGCTTTAGCATTCCGATCAGTTGCATTGGATTCATTTTCTGCGCTCCTTCCTTGTAACTCTCGAACCATCGCTTCCAATTCATTTACCTTCTCTTCCAGTGATTCCACGGGATTTTTGATAGGCTTTTTAGACAGTTCGTAGATTTTATAGACAGGATTTCCATTTAAATCTATTGATTTTTCGTAAATTCTGCCTTCGGATGGGGACGGAAAATAGGCAGCCGTTCCATCAAGCATAACCTGCGCCGCCTTTACCTCTTCCATGCATGTAACGGTTCTTCCTCGAAGAGGGGATACCTGTTGCTGCATTTGTTGAGCAGCCTGTAATTGCTGCGCTTGATAGCCCTCCAACTGATTTAAGCGTGCTTGCATCTGCGGCACTGCACCGTACATTCCAGTTTGGTAATCTGGGTATCCATACATTTACCCCACCTCCTATAGGTATTATCTCATCTTACAAAAGAATAATGGTGTCACAAAAGCCCTAAAAATATCCCAGTTTTCTTCCAGATTTGTACATCTTTTTAGAGATACGCCGTGCAATCCTCGCCACACTCTTCCTCGTAAGCGACTGGTCAATAGCAATCTCCTTAAAAGTCATCCCTTCGATAAGTCTCATGCGTATGTATTTCAACTCGTTGGGTGTAAAGATGGCGGCTTGAAGCATCGCGTCAAGCTCTTCGCGGTCAACCGTTTTTAGCCATTCTTTAACCACCCTTCGCTCAGGACCCATGATAATCACCTTTCCTTTTGTTAATAATCAGTTATGTTAGGGGTTTGTTTATTGATTTCAGGAGACCAGTCTACATCAAAAACTAGACTTGGTTCTTGGTCATCGTACTCCGTCGTTATTAAATCTTCTAAGTATTTCACAGTGTGTGAATCACACATAATATACGTATCGTAATGCTGTGGGCGTACCATATCCCAACTAATAGATAACGAATGTTTTGTGTTTGGAGTAACCCCCACATATGCAACACCTAAGTCAGGATGACTCACCTTAATAACGGTTACTCCTGTTGGAACGGTAAACACCTCATTACCATCTATTGATACAGTTCCCGTCGGCACATCAACTGTTGCTTTCTTCCACGCAGCATAAGTAGTACCATCTTTTTTCACTCTCAGATGTGTTGCATTAGCATCCGTTATGCTCCCTAATTTTATATACCCTTTTTGTCCATCTACCTCGAGGGCTAGATAAGGACTACCGCCTACTTCTTCTGGCGTTGTATAAATATTACAGGTTTCTTCTGTACCACCTGACTTTAAGATATGCAGTTTTTTAGTAAGTGTACCCATCAAGTCCTCCTATTCCACCCATATTTGTTTACCATCAATATCCAACACTGTATCATGGTCAAGTGTTTTCAGTTTATCTAACTCTACATACAGACGGTCGCGTTGGAGTTCGATGATATGATACTCATCGGTGGTATAGCCGCCTAGCCAATGTATAATGTAATTTTTTATTCGACCCATAACTCGCTCCCGTTGATACTAATATGACCGTTAGATAACGGAACATAATTTGCTTTAACGTAGTTTTGAGTGGCTACGGCATCCCCATTTACATTCAGATACATGTTGTCTCCACCCGTAATGATTTCTACGCCGCCAGTAGTTTGAATCATGAAATCGCCAGTGCTACCATCTATGCTCGAATCGCCAATATCAATTGTGTGATTATTCATCGTAAGGTCACTGTCTGCATCCTTTTTCATGTATGAGGTAAGGTCTGGGGTGCTCCCTTCAGTAATGTCAGATTTAGTAATATATCCAGCGTCATTAGTAAGCTGACTAACTTTGGTCGGGATATCAGCTCTCACTTCAGCTTTAGCTGCTGAAATTTCAAGACTAATATCAGCGTTAGTTATGTATCTTGAATCATTAGTGAGCTGGCTGACTTTTGTAGGGATTGCATCCTGTAGTCTCTTATGCTCTATTTGTGCGTCTGCCTTGCTTTCTTTCTCGCCTATCTTATTCAAGATGGTGGTCGAAAAGTTAGGGTCATTCCCCAGTGCTTTTGCCAATTCTTGTAATGTGTCTAATGCGTCCGGTGCGCCGTTAACTAAATCACTTATCACGCCATGAACAAATTCAGTGTTAGCTATGGTTTTTGAATTGTTTTCTATCGATGGCGTCGGAACGCTTGTCTCTCCGCTTGCAGTAAACTTGCCCGAGAAGGTGGTTTGCCCTGTTACCGTGCCGCCAGTCAGTTTCAAATAGCGAGTATCAATAGACTTCCAGTCGCCAAAGTTGTATGTTATCGTAGCATCTGCTGTCTCCTCAGTAGCAAGACGATAAAACGAAACGCCGTTTGCGTCAACAACTCGTTGAACCACTACATCATCTATTTCCGAATCCCAAAAACAAGACGGAACGACATCCAAAAGAACTGGATAAGTAACTCCGCTAGGACAATGCAAAAGAGCATTGGGAAGATAGATTCTTCCGTAATCGGTTAAATCATTGGCATCCGTCTTATCCGTTGTAGTGTATGCTTGACTTTCTTGTATAGTCATCATGCACTGACTAATTCCTTTGGAGTTTCCCTCAATGCTTTGCTTGTTCTCCGCAACCTGCTTTTTCAATCCGCTGATATTCGTTAAATTCCCATCAAGCTGTGTTTGCTGTTCGTTGACTGTGTTTTGGAGAGTCGCAATAGAAGAAGAATTGGCGGCGATACTGACTTCATTCGCTTCTGCTTTTTTCAGTGCTTTATCTGCCGTCTCTTGTGCAGCGTCAGCCTTGCTAATTCCGGTATTGGCAAGTTCAGTGGCACGGTCAGCCGTAGACTGTGCGTTCTGCGCTGCATTCAACGCAGTTCGTGCCGTTTCGCTTGCTTCAAGCCCAGTTTTAAGCGCTTTCGATGCTGTTTTCTGTGCAAAATACGCATGATTCCCAATATCGTTGATAACGTCCTCGGTCTGCTGCTCAAAAATCAGCCCCGGCAGTACGCCTTCGTCGGGAACGTAGTGAAACTCAAAAAGTTTCTCCGTTGGATGTTCAGGGCTAGGATCAGGTTCAGGATCGGGATCGGGATTAGGCTCTACCGCTTTCGGTATAAACACTTCTGCCTTCGGCGTATTTGCTGCTTCGGACGTATCACCGAATACATCTACGCCAACGCCTTCTATCTGATATTTGTAACCTTCCTGCGCTCCATCATACTCCGTAGACGTAACCCCTTGATTCATCGTGAGCGTGTCTGCTACCTCAACGCCTGACCAATCCACTTCGTTATCGGCTTCAGCCTGAACCTTCTTAATGCGAATCACTGCATGATGCAAACCGTTCAAATTCCATGAAATAGCAATGGTAGTTTTGTTGTTTTCCTTCTTCGAAGAAGCAGAAAAATTAAGAAGTTGAGTCAAAATTTCTCCTCCGTCAGTATCTACCCCTTTGGCATATGTGATAAAAGCGTGAATCGGCGGG